ATACGATCATCGTCTAGGTCAGACAGAGAGATCATAGCTGATCGACGAACTCCACCGACAACCACAACTTCTCCAATTTTACACAGAATATCATGAGCTTCAATCGAGAAGAGCTTGCGGCCTTGGGCAGCTTTAAACTTAGCGACCACGTATTTGAAGAGTTCAACCAGCGGCTCTGGGCCACTCGCACGTCCCCCGAACGTCTTGAGGCGTGTACCAGCAGGACGCACAGCAGAGACATCCCACTTAGGGACTTCTCCAGCCCATAGGAGTGCCATGACCTGACGGAGAGCCTTTGCCCATCCCTCTTTGGAGTCTTTAACGTGAACCACAGTATTAGACTCATAAAGAGTTTCAGGGATTTCAGGTAAACGGTTGACATACTTACGCTCCACGGAGAAACCTACGCCTGTACCACACAGGAGGATGTACATAGCCTCATCGAAGGCTTTAGGGTCGTCAATGGGGAGGAATGAACAGTTATAACCAGCTACGTTCTGACGCTCCAATGCCTCACCTGAGGTCATAATTGATCTCATGCTAGGCATAACGTCCAAGTTGACGATAGCATTGAAGATACGGTCATACATTGGGCCATCAATGGTGTAATTGTGGTTCTTCTGTAGGTGTGTATACATGAACTGCATATAGCGATGAGCTGTCTCGTGCCAGTGTTCACGGCGACCTTTATCGTCCAAGTAGCGGCTATAGCGTGACTTAGCGATGTAGGTCTGATAGGGGGTCATTTCCATTTGATGATTGTCCTGTTATGTGTTGTTGTTAAATTTCGAAGGGCACGTATTCTAATACGCTGAGATCATTTTGTCAAGATACCAGCGAGCTTTTTTGAGGTCTTCTACACCATTTTTGTCCATGAAGCGCATTAAGTACTGCATAAGTTGTACATAATCTGATTCAAACAGAGGATTGTCTTTATCCTCAAACATTAAACCCGAATGCTTGTAAAGCTTTTGTACTAACTTAGCAATCACATCACGTACTTCAATGCCCTCTTCCTCAAACAGCATATAGTGCTTAGGTTTACTAATTACATCGTAACTAGCTGTTCCGTTCAACCCTGCTTTCCACTCTTCGATCTCTTTAATTGTCGGTTTGACTGCCATATTTACGCTCCAAGTATTCGATTGATAAGAACATCTCATCGAAGTGTCCGTCCTCTACCTCGTTCATGACCAATAAGCCTCGCCAGTGACGATTGCTTAGTTGATCCATGTAGTCTTCATCATGTAGGTAATAGCTACCAGCGACAATAGCGCATATAGGCTTGCCATCAGCACGTTTCCCATAGGCGATCTGCTTGCCCTGTTGATGTCCTGCCACACAAGACATATGAAGCTTACTGATAATAGCAGCGGGAGAAGCAGCAGGTCTACCCATAGCACCGACAGGCCAATAGTGATTGAAGCCAACACCATTAATGAATACAGGATGTAAGAACTCATGTACTTCCCAATCTTTCAAGTTGAGGTCATCATAGGTGAGTAGTCCTTCGAGCATAGGATTGTTGTTTACAGCCCTCGTGAGGCGATGCTCATGGTTGCCCTTCAAGAACACCATACGAGGCTTGTAGACCTTCTGTTTGTTCTCCTTCTGACTCTTCTGGAGTGCATGGAGAGGATTCAACAGAGTCAACATCCCTGTGTTCCCTGCGGCTACGTCAGCTAGGTAGCGTTTACCTTCGAAGTACTTGCTACCTGCTTTGTCGTGGCTTGAGAGACTAGGGAAGTCCCAGTGATCACCTAAGTGAACTACGACATCTGGACGGTACTCACAAATTGCTTTCCCTGCCCATGTAAGATGCTCTTGAGCTGCCTCAGGTTTGCACTGTGTATCTGGAATTACTAGGATACGCATATGTTATTCAAACACGTTTTTAGGTTTATAAGGGTAGGGAAGTGTTTCGTAGACTTCAGGGAAGGCTAACAGGAGCTGCTGAAGAATATTATCATTCAAGCATCGTCCATAGCCAGCAAAGGGTTTACGATCACGATCATCCACTTCGTTCAAAGGGTACGCAACTGAGTAGTACACTTGCTCTTTGATGTTGTAGCCGTAGTGTTTCTCCATCTCGTCTAGGATACGATCTAAGACTTCCATCCAAGTAGTGTCATGGGGTTCAATGATGATTGTTTGCTTGAGAGGATGCACTTCATTGAACTCATCAATCCACTCATGCGTCACCATCTCAAAAGCCCAATAGTCATCTTCCATGACCGTAGGTGTCTCCTCAACGAATGCTACAGGTTTAGTCCATAGGGACATGAAGTTACTCTGTGCGTTCGCTACAGCAATTTTAAACTGATCAAACATAGTTGGTTCCTTTACGTAAACAATACGTGGTTTGTTAATGATTGAATGAAAATATTCGTCAAGTGTCATTGAAGTCTCCGTCTACAGGATGATACACCACCCATTGTGTCTCAAAGATGCCGTTACCGTAATCTTTTAAGACCTTAGATGTTGTAATTAAACGACACCCTAGTCTAGGATGATCAGTCACGTAGACTTTGTAGCACCCTTCCATCCAGTCAGGCTTAAATGGTGGATCTTTATAGTGAACTACTAGCTTCGACATCAGGGTACTCCTCATCGTCATGGTACTTCTTAGCTTCTGCAATACCTCGCTCAAGAGCTGTGATGATACCTAAGCGAAGAAGTGCGTGACGTTCCTCATCGTTCATGTCGAACGTATAGGTTGCACTACCGTCTTCATGTTCCTTGCGTAATGTGACTTGCATTGTAAATACTCCTTCTACGTTCGTTAAATTCTACCGTAACTTCCATGGTGTTTAGCGACCTCTCGGCAATACGCCTCATAGGCTTCTTCAGCTGACGCATAAAGACCAAAATGTTTTTCTTTGCCTTTGACGTGACACCGCGCTCTCCATTTTTGAGTCCTTTTATGAAAATCTACGCCTTTAAATCCAGAACTATTCGATTTAGGTTTTAACCTGTTCATCCCGTTCTCTGATTTAGTAGCTTCCCTAAGATTTTCAATTCGATTGTTAGACTTGTTCATATCTATGTGGTCAATACAGCTAGAAGGCATAGTCCCGTAATGATATAACCAAACCAAGCGATGAACATAGTGAAATTGATAGTTTAGATTAACACGCCGATACCCGTCTTTCAACGTACCAGCCACTGTACCTTTCTTAATTCGATTAGTTCTAGGGTTCTTCCATAAAAGTTCTCCATCAACATGATCAAAAAGATTTCTAACATCTGTCTGTGTTAATTCTTTCACCATTGCTTACCTTCCTTCTACGTTCAATTATCCAATCTTGGGGAATCATCTTATCAGCGTACATATAGCCGTTCTTCTCGCACCACATACCATACGTTGTCCTCGATGATTTACTCAGTCTAGCCTTGCTGTTGGAGAAGACAAAGCGAATGTCTAAGTGAGGATGCTGTCGTTTCACTAGGATGTGCTTCTGACGATCAATCGCTGTGAATAGCCCCTTAGTCTCGATGATGATACCGTTGTCAAGCACGAAGTCAGGTGTGTACTGATGTTCACTCGCTGGCTTGATGTACTTAACTTTGGTCTTCTCATACGTGAAAGGGATACCCGCCTCAGTGAGAGCATTAGCGACCTTTTCTTCTAAGCCGCTACGCCACCCATGTCTGATCGCATTAGCCCTTACTGTGCTTGTTGTCTTACGAGTTACCATTACAACCTAGTTCTTTCATACTGATGTAACAAAGCACCGAAGGCATCCACGAAGATCTCATCGTGCTGAGTATGTCCCATAGCGAACATGATAGCGTGAACGAGTTCATGGCAGAATGTTTGTTCGGTGAAGTTCTTGTTCATACCTGAGCGAAGATAGATGATGAATGTAGCACAATCACATTTACCGTACTCGCTCAAGTCCTCTACGTACTTGACTGTCCATTGACACCCAACAAGATAGAAAGATGAGGGCACGTTTGGTTTGGTGTTCTTCGTAGCCATAATAACATCAAGTTTTCATCGACACGAAGTTGATTACCATCGTAAGCTTTGAGACAAACGTCATAGTATTCCTTTGCAGTTGTACAGTCCTTTAAAAGCTTCTCAGCCTTCTTAGGCCCTATGCCTTTCAAGCCGATGATGTTGTCAATACGATCCCCTGTGAGCACCTGTGTGAATAAGTTACGAAGACCTTCTTCCTCAGTAACGTAGTATTCCTCATGCTTCACGAAGTTGTAGTGCCAACCTGCGACTTGATCTAGGTCTTTGTCTATGGAGACAATCCATCCACCCGTTGAAGTAGCCTCGATAGCCACCGCATCGTCAGCTTCCTGTCCCTCAATTAGTTCCGCACCGAGGCGTTGGAGATGGGTACGGATAGCATCGTAATGCACTGGCCTCTTAGCGTCCTTCCTGTTACCTTTGTAAGGCTCAGTGACTGCTATCTCATTCCTGAAGTTGCTACGACCTGTGATGTACGCTTTGTAGTCATCGCACTTCAAGTCATCGTAGACAATCTCATTGACGAGCTGAGTCACACGAGCCAAACAGATAGCCTCATCAACGTCCTCAGACGCAAACCCAACACGATAGGTTATGATGTCTGCGTCAATGACGGCTAACTTAGGACGTTCTTTATTTAAGTCGTTCATTTAACGAAGACAAAAACACTGCTGCTGCTTCCCATGTACTAAAAACAAAACGGGCATCACGACCACACCAAGCTTCGTTTCCACCAACGGTAATAATAAAACCGTTTTCAACTTTTGAAATTTGTAAGTTCATCATAGTGCCTCATCGTCTTCTTCGTCGTCGGCCTTAGGTTCAGGTGTGTAAGTCACTACCTCAGTTACCATCAACTTCTTGATCGTAGGTGCATTACCGTGTTTAGCTGACATACGATGAGTGTACGCTGTGAGCACCGCTACGCACTTGGAGCCGTTACCGAGAGCTTTAACGTCTACTTCCTTCATGGAGTCATCTGTGGGGTTGAACAAGTACTTGCTCTTAGCCACGATGAAGTTACCCATAGCATCCTTGTGCTTCACTTTGATGCCTAAGCCTGTGAGCTTCGCTGCATCGTCATCGCTGATGTTACCGATGGTGCATTCGTAACGATCATTGTCTGTGTTGAATGCTGTGTTGAACTCAGCCATCCACTTAGACCAAAACAACTCACCGCTAATCTTAACTGGTTTCAAATCTGACATATGTTTTCAATTCCTTTGAAAGTTTACTATTGTAAATAACTTCCCTCTTTACGAGAGAGGCTTTCCGCTTCATCCTCAATGTAGTCAAGGGCTGCTGAGAGCACCAAGTATACATCGAGTAGATCTAGATCATCGCTGTGCAATAGAGTGAAAGAATTCTCACCTATGTTCAGCATGATCTGAGATTTTAGTTTATCCGATCTGTCTATCAATGGGTTTCCCTCCACGACTTCCCTGATTTGTATTCTCCGTCAAGAGGACACCTAAGATTATATGCTAATCCTGCTTCCCTGATTGATTGTACACAAGCTTTACCCGCTTCATCAGCAATGTCAGGTTTACATTCAAATTGTAGCTCATCGTGGACATTAGCGACTAACTTAACATCCCATGTG